TACACCCAAGACTATTTTGTTTGCTGGCCCATCCGGTTGTGGGAAAACAACTCTAGCCAGAATAATCGCCACAATGTTGAAATGTTCTGAGATGGACTTAGTTGAGCATAATATCTCCGATATGCGAGGGATTGATACCGCCAGGGATATTATAACGAGTTGTCAATTTGAACCTCTCTACGGAGATGTACGGGTTATTATTCTTGATGAGGTTCACGCATCTACCAAGGACTTCCAAAATGCTATGCTGAAGATTTTGGAGGAGCCACCAAGGGGAGTTTACTTTATCCTTTGTACAACAGAACCTGAAAAACTATTGAAGACGATTAAAACCAGAGCAACTTCTTATAACGTAACTACCCTTAGAAAGCATGATATGGCGTCACTCATTGACTGGGTACTTAATTCTGAGAATATAGTGTTAACTGATAAGGTAAAAGGCGCAGTAATGTTTGCCGCAGAAGGTTGCGCTAGAAAAGCGTTGGTGATTCTTGATCAGATCATTGACATCGCTGAAGAAGAAAAACAAATAGAAGCAATAGCAGAGAACACCCCTGAAGAAACTCTGGTGATAGAATTATGCAGAAAGATCATCGCTAGGGATACTGGGGCAAACAGATGGAAGGAAATTTCAATGATGTTAAAATATATGGATCAAGACGCAGAGGGAGTTCGCAGAGCAATATTAGGCTATCTCACCACCGTTCTATTAGGTAGTAAAGGTGACGAAGCGAAGAGGGTTGCTATGTTGATGGCAGAATTTTCTAATAACTATTACGACTCAGGGAAATCAGGGTTGGTAATTTCTTGCTTTATGAGCACCTTAGTCTAATGGACATTAATAAAATCAATAGTGGAGTCGTAAAACTCCTTCCTTCTATTGTTAAAGAATTAGAGGGGTTTGATATCGCTGAGAAAATAGGCGTTCTTCAAGCAGCAGGGGCTTTACTACAAAGCACTCTAGCCGCAGAGGGAATAAAAGAATTGTATAAAAACGTATTTACCAACTTATTGGGGAAGGACAAATAAATGGATAAGATATTCATTTCCTCAGTATGCTTTTTAATTATAGGAATTTTTATTGGTGCTATATTAGTATTCATTAACTTTTTCTAGGAGGGTAGGGTATGGCAACGCTTCATACTGTATCAGTAAATGAACAAGCTACGTTCCAAATGCGGGGAAACTTTTTAAAGATAGTGGACAAGAATGCCCACGACTCTGTAATATCGTTTCTAAATTCTAAAGGGAAGGCCATCCAATTAGACTACGATGTTCAAGCAGCGGTGTTGGAGGTATTCGTGGAACTTAGGGTGCTGGAGGCTGAGAAGAAAACTCTCCGGGCGGCAATAGAAGGGCAGATGGGGAAGATCAAGGAATTGGAGGCCAACCCGCCGCCTATTCAAGAAATATCTCTTCCCAAGTTTCTAGCCTATGCAGAACGGACTAAAAAGTTGTGGATGCCGTAAAGAAAGGAAAGGGGGGCATATGGAGGACATAAACGTAAGTGAAATAGAACAGGATCTGGAGATAGATGCAAATAATTTAGATTTCGCTTGCCTGGATCAAGCCAGGAGATTTATGAAGTGGTCCGTAACTTATGCCGAAGCAATCCGTAGTAGGGATGATGCGAAGAGAAAGGCATCTATAGTAAAATCAAATATCAATCTTGACGTGCGTGCCCGTCCTGAAGAGTACGGGTTAACCAAACCAACGGAGGGGTCAATATCAGCCGTTGTAGACTCTAACGAGGAGGTGAATAAAGCAGAGGTAGCTGTATCGGATGCTCAATATGCAGTCAACATATTCTCAGCGGCAAAAGAAGCACTAGACCAAAGAAGGGCCATGTTGGAGAGGTTGGTCAGCCTATATATCTCTGGATACTATTCCCAACCTAAGTTAGGAACGGAGGAGGTTGGCAAATTAGCCGATGACGCAACCGCAGAACAAAAGGCAACCCTCTCCAAGGCAATGCTGGCCCGAAGGAAAAAAGAATGAAAATTGTATATCAAGTTCTATGGGTATGTTTGGCAATTCCAGTTGCTATACTGTTGATGTATGCCTTAATTCGTATTGCTTCACTCGCTTGTTTACACAGTTGGTGGGACACTAAATTGTGGTACACCAAAAAGATCCTTAGTGATCTCAAGGAAGATCCCCCAAAGGGAGAGGAGGGCAAAAATGGCACCGCCTGACAGGAGGGCACAGATCAAGGCTTCGCTTCAAAACAAGACCAGAGAATCGTATGAACGGAGGGACGATTCCGGTCAGTTCAAGTCGATCTTCAAGGACGAGTATTCCAACAAGTCCTGGAAGTGCGGGGAAGGTGATCACCTTATCGACATTATCCCGTATCCCGCAGGGAAACACGACCCCAAATCAAAGGAGGGGGAATGGGGATACCTTCTGGACATCTGGGTTCACTACGCGGTGGGGGTAAATCAAGATGCTTACGTTTGCCCCGCCCGTAACTTTAGCCTTCCCTGCCCCATTTGCGAGTACCGGGAAGAGGTTCGGCGCACTGAGGACTACGACGAGGATCTAGTCAAGGAACTCACCCCAAAACGTCGAAGCATCTACAACGTAGTTTGCTACGACAGCGAAAAGGAAGAGGGAAAGGGCATACAGATTTTCGATTGCGCTCACTGGTTTATGGAGAAGCATATTTCCTCCCTGGCCAAAACCCCCGTCCGTGGTGCTGGTAAGTCCACCGATTCATACATCGCCTTTTCTGATCCTGACGAAGGCAAGTCCATCGCCTTTACCCGGAAAGGTTCCAGAAGGAATACGGAGTTTCTGGGCCACAAGTTCGTGGACAGAAATTATGCTATCCCTGATGAGTTGCTGAATTCGGCATTCATTCTGGATGAGTGCATCAATATCTACGGGTACGACGAGATCAAGGGGGCGTTCCTTGGTGGGTCGGGGGCAGATGTTGCCCCATCAGATGCTGCCCCACCTTCCCCTCCGGTACAGGAAAGGGTACACAGGGTAGCGACACCTGCCCCTTCTGCGGCACCTCCCCCTACCTCTGCTACTAGGGTCAGAACATCTACAGCAATCCCTATGACCAACTCGCCTCTTATTTGTCCCGTAGAAGGGGGAACCTTTGGAGTAGACTGCGAGAAATACGCAGAGTGTAATGGTTGCGAGATTTGGAACCCCTGTTCAGAAGAAGCGGATAAACTGGCTGCTGGTGGTGGCGAAGCCCCTGCTCCCCCGGCTCCCCGTCCCGCAGCCCCATCTACTCCTAGACCGGGGCCACGTCCTGTCCCCGCCCCGGCTGCTGCTCGTCCAGCAGCGGCAGGTAGCCCCCCAACTGGCCCCCGTCGTGGGCTTACCCCGAGGAAGTAGTGATGAGTACCCCTTCTCTGACGATAGGTTTTCCTGGGGCCATTCAAAGGGTTGTGGATGGGGGCAAAGTTACAAAACTTGAATGGGATGATCCAGCAATATACATCTTTCTTCATAATGGATATCTGTCCATAAAGAAGAAGGATGGAAGTATTCCCCAACTGATCGTATCCGAAGCGGATATGTTGGGGAATGATTGGGTATCCGTTGTTGATGTATAATTACTGGTAAGGATTAACGGAACGGGGTAATCGCCAGTATGTCCGCGCTGGATGTAAGACAGGGCTATCCATGGATCCCTGCGCCCCGTAGTGCTCCGGGTAAGGAAAGTAAACGGAGAATGGGCACCCGTAACAGGTAGTAGTTATGACCTGCGGGGGATGCCTCACCGGCCCGGAGTTTGATTTTGAAGAAACGTGGGAATAACGGAACGGGGGAACCGGAATTGGGTGAGTGGTTTGTTGGCGCAAACACCAAATCCAAGTCGCGCCGGTTCCCCCGCTGTATTGCGCCAGGGGGTGGTTCACGCGGAACCCTCCAAAGTGCTGTAGAACCTGGCGCATGGGTTGGGAGTGTTCTAGGGAGTATCGGGCGGGGACGTTACGCTCACTCTTCTGGACACGGATGGAAAACGTGCTGACCGCGCTAATTGAAGGGCGGGGTGACGGCACTCCCAACCTCCATATTAATTTAGGAGGACAAAATGCTAGTAGAACAAAAGTTTGACGATTGTGAGAATCACGGGCTACAACACGCTTGGAAAATATTTGAAATTATAGTAGCTCATTACAGTGGGGGTTCAATATCATCGTCTTCAGTTAGTGGTAAAATAGAAGTCCCTGTTCCAGAAGTTCCGATTCCTTTTCTCAGGAACAGAACCTCCCATTCCAGAAAATGCCAAAACTGTATGAGGGAAGAACATTTTGAAGTAGAAGAAGCAGGAAAGTGGGTTCGTAAATAAAAGAAAGAAAAAAATCAAAGAAGCCGTAAGTGAACTAAAAATAAAATTAGAAGGAGAAACAAATGACTGAAGAAATCAAGACCCCGAAAGAGAACGTGAAGATGGAAACGAAAGGGAACCTTTTGATTATCACCATCGACAAGTCCCTAGATTTCGGTCCATCGCAATCGGGGAAGTCGAACCTTGTAGCATCCACCGGAAGGTTCATGGACTTGGGGGAAAATCTATTCATGAT